GAAGAACCATTTGAACCAGATGTACCTGAAGAACCATTACTACCACTAGTTCCCGATGTTCCAGAAGAACCATTTGAACCAGATGTTCCACTTGTTCCTGAAGAACCATTTGACCCACTACTACCTGAAGTTCCTGAACTACCTGAAGTTCCTGAACTACCTGAAGTTCCTGAACTACCTGATGTACCTGAATTTCCACTAGATCCATTACTACCTGATGTTCCCGAAGAACCATTCGATCCAGATGTACCTGAAGATCCATTTGAACCTGATGTGCCTGATGTTCCTGAAGAACCATTTGAACCAGATGTACCTGAAGAACCATTACTACCACTTGTTCCTGAAGAACCATTTGAACCATTTGAACCAGATGTACCACTTGTCCCTGTACTACCTGAAGTCCCCGAACTACCAGAAGTACCTGAACTACCTGAAGTTCCTGAACTACCTGATGAACCACTTGTTCCTGAACTTCCGTTAGAACCATTACTACCACTTGTTCCTGATGTTCCTGAAGAACCATTTGAACCAGATGTACCACTTGTTCCACTACTACCTGAAGTTCCTGAAATACCGCTTGTTCCTGATGATCCATTAGATCCTGAAGAACCACTTGTTCCTGAAGAACCAGACGTACCACTTGTTCCTGTACTACCTGAAGTTCCTGAACTACCTGAAGTTCCTGAACTACCTGAGTTACCTGAACTACCACTTGAACCTGAGGTACCTGATGAACCTGAACTACCACTTGAACCTGAGGTACCTGATGAACCTGAAAAACCTGATGTTCCTGAGCTTCCGCTACTACCATTAGAACCTGATGTGCCTGAGCTGCCAGACGTACCTGAATAACCTGAACTACCACTAGTACCCGATGTACCAGTACTACCACTAGATCCAGATGTACCATTTACACCTGAAGTTCCTGAGCTACCTGAAGTTCCCGAACTACCTGATGAACCATCAGAACCACTTGTTCCACTAGTACCTGAGTTACCTGAACTACCACTTGAACCTGAGGTACCTGATGAACCTGAACTACCTGAAGTACCCGAACTACCTGATGTTCCTGAACTACCTGATGTTCCTGAACTACCTGATGTTCCACTCAAACCTGAAGTACCACTTGTACCAGTTAATCCCGATGAACCACTAGTACCACTTGTTCCTGATGTTCCTGTAGAACCAGACGTTCCACTCGAGCCGCTTGTGCCTGAAGAACCTGAAGTCCCATTGATTCCTGAACTTCCTGAAGTACCACTAGTACCTGAAGTACCTGAAGGTGCATTGAATGAAGTTATAATATAAGAATAATTTGATGTTCCTTCGGTATAATATGTGAAAGTAATATCGGAATTATTGTGATTATTAGTGTAAAACTCAACATAAATTCTATCTGATAAATCCAAATCTACTCCTGAGTAAAATGAATCAAAGAAATAAGAAAAAGGTAAAGATGTGTTATTTAAGATAACTACTCCTGAAGTGAATAATAAAGTGGATGTTCCTCCTGAAGTATATTTATAAATTTTTGCATAAACATCAATATCTGTCGCATTAGAATCATTACAAGTTATATTCAAATCAAAACTCCACACTCCTGCAGGAATGAAATCTGCGTCAGGAAAACCCGAATCAGTAGCATAACTTGCAAATAAAATATTATTAGTATTTCCACTAGCAGTAACAACAATACTTTGTTGTGAAGCTGTACTAGCAGTTGTAGACATTTCTTTGTATGTTGGGGTACCAAATGGAGAATTAGTATTTAATGATTGATTTAAATAATAAATCTGTCCTCCTGAAATACCGTCTCTACCGTTATTACCTGAAGTACCAGATGTACCACTTGTACCATTTGAACCAGATGTGCCACTAGTACCTGACGTACCATTACTTCCTGAACTTCCCGATGTTCCTGAAGAACCATCTGATCCTGAGGTGCCACTAGTACCTGATATTCCTGAAGAACCTGATGTACCACTTGTTCCACTAATACCTGAAGTACCTGATGAACCAGATGTGCCTGAAGAACCTGATGTACCTGAAGAACCTGATGAACCTGAAGAACCGGAATTTCCACTTGAACCACTTGAACCTGAGGAACCAGAAGTACCATTCGAACCTGAACTACCACTTGTTCCTGATATTCCTGAACTACCATCTGTTCCACTTGTACCCGATGTTCCGTCTATTCCACTACTACCACTTGACCCTGATGTTCCTGAGGAACCAGAAGTGCCACTTGAACCTGAAGAACCACTACTACCACTTGACCCTGATGTTCCTGAGGAACCAGAAGTGCCACTTGAACCTGAAGTTCCGTCTATACCAGATGTTCCCGAAGAACCTGAATTTCCTGAAGTACCTGATGTTCCTGAAGAACCGCTATTACCTGAACTACCATTAGAACCTGATGTACCAGAAGAACCTGAAGTACCGCTTGAACCTGAATCACCACTTGAACCTGAAGTTCCGTCTATACCAGATGAACCGCTAGTTCCTGATGAACCACTATCACCAGATGTACCGTCGGAACCCGAAGTACCATCTGTTCCTGATGAACCACTTGTTCCATTTGTCCCATTTAAACCAGATGTACCTGAACTTCCGCTTGAACCTGAATTTCCTGAAGTACCAGATGAACCTGAACTTCCTGAAATACCTGAACTTCCTGAAGTTCCTGATGAACCCGACGTTCCTGAGGAACCAGATTCACCCGATGTTCCCGAAGAACCTGAAGTTCCATCTATACCCGAAGATCCAGATGTACCATCAACACCACTTATTCCTGAGCTTCCTGAACTTCCATCAGTACCTGAAGTACCTGATGTACCATCAGTACCAGAAGAACCCGAAGTACCATTTATACCACTTGTTCCTGAAGAACCTGAATTTCCTGAAGTGCCTGATGAACCAGAAGACCCTGAACTACCTGAAATACCAGAAGTACCACTTGAACCTGATGTTCCACTTGAACCTGAAGTACCACTTGAACCTGAAGTACCACTTGTACCTGATGATCCATTCAAACCAGATGAACCACTTGTTCCTGAAGAACCACTATCACCCGATGAACCATTTGTTCCTGAAGTACCGTCTGTTCCTGATGAACCACTTGTACCATTTGTTCCATCTAAACCACTTGTTCCTGAACTTCCTGATAAACCAGAACTTCCTGATGAACCAGAAGAACCTGAACTTCCTGATGAACCAGACGTTCCACTCGAACCCGATGTTCCTGAGGATCCAAATGTTCCAGATGAACCTGAGCTACCTGAACTTCCGCTTGAACCTGAACTTCCATCTGTTCCTGATGTTCCATCTATACCTGAAGTACCTGAAGAACCCGAAGTACCATCAATACCATTTATTCCTGATGTTCCTGAACTTCCATCGGTACCAGATGAACCATTCAAACCACTACTACCTGACGTACCACTAGTTCCTGATGTATTCGAATTTCCTGTTTGAAATATTCTCCAATTTGCATTGCTTCTTGTTATTCCACTTACTCCTTCAATTGTTGAACCAGACCAAGCAGAAAACAATGCGTGACCTGATGCTTTTTCAACTCCACCTACTCTATCTGATACGGTATAACTTGTACTAGTTGATGTTATACATCCATCTGTTAATGCATTATTAAATAAGGTTTCATAATTATCAATTTGAAATTGGTAAACAGTTTGTGTTTCATTAACATAAACTAACATACCAATTCTTCTTCTTCCAGAAGAAATTCCATCATTATTAAGTGTTAATCTATCTGTAAGTGCACCTGTAGGTCTAATATAAAGACTAATCGGAATTGTATTTCCTGAATAATTTATATTTCCTGTTGCACCGTGTGTTGAAAAGTTTAAATCAGATAATAACCAAACTTCCATATAACCACCAATGTTTAATACACTAAATGTATTACCATTTGTGTCTGTTGGGTTTACAGAATATGCGAATTGATTTATATTACCTGTTAATGGATTTTGATAATTAAAGCTCATTTAAATTTTATATTTTACTTATATCATAAATATTAATTTTTATTAGAAACCATTGGCTCTAAAATAATAATCGTGATTACTTGGTGTATTTGGTACCCCTGCATTCCAACCATTACCATTTGATTCAAGATACATTCTATAATGTCCATTTGTCCAGTTCGATCCCGTATAGTTAATATCAATTGCACTAATACCCGGATCAACTTGTGTTGTATTAAGTGCTGTTGGTAAACTTTGATAATTTATTCCAAACGTTTTATAAACTGTATTATTTGTCAATGATATTGGAACTAAATAAGCAAAATTTACGATACCTTTAATTGTACCTTGTGGTACTTTAGTTGTTTCTACTAAATAAGTATTTATTGGGTTGCCATATGTATCAGTTCCACCATTTGCTTGTGGTACTACTTGTTGAATAGCATTTGTAACATTTGTTGTTCCTGTAACAAAACCTGGCCAATCCATCCAAATTGCCAAATCAGTAGCGTTAATTCCTAATAATCCTGATGCAGCAAGTCCATACCAACCATTAACAGAGTTTGCTAACATATATGAACCTATATCAGAATTATTTGGACCTGTAAATAATGAATCATCATTAGATTCCATAAACAATATACCAGTACTTAAAGCTGGTGTTGAACTAGGTGTTACTGTAGGTGTCATAGTTGGAGTTATACTTGGTGTAGGACTTAACGTTGGTGTATTAGTAATCGTTATTGTAGGTGTAACTGTTGGTGTATTTGTAGGCGTAGTTGTAGGTGTTCCTGTATTCGTTAAGGTTGGGGTTACACTTGGAGTATTTGTAAATGTCACACTCGGAGTAACCGTTGGTGTATTCGTCGGTGTAGTTGTAGGTGTATTAGTTGGGCTACCAGTTGGTGTGTTAGTTGGTGTATTAGTTGGTGTATTAGTCAATGTGATAGTAGGTGTAGGTGTAATAGTTGAAGTTACACTCGGTGTTGGTGTATGTGTTGGTGTTTTAGTTACAGTAACAGTTGGAGTCACTGTTGGAGTATTAGTTGGTGTTACTGTAGGTGTTGCAGTATTAGAAGGTGTTGGGGTTGGTGTTGTTGGAGTAGTATTAACCACTAAAGTACCTCCTGAAATAGTACAGAATGGTGGCAATATGCTTGATACTACTGATAATAAAAATTCGAAACTTTTTATTGTACAATCATTAGGACCATATTTGTATGATGTGAATTTAATTTTTTCTGTTCCATTTGTATCGGTATAAAAATTATATGACATTATAGGACTAATAGTTGTTGACCCACTTGTTTGTGGTAAATAACCATTAAGTACTCCAACAGCATCTCTTGTATAACCTGAATGAGTGTTGATATAATTAACTGTATTTACTATGGCCGTTTTCCATAATTCTTTTATTATATTTTCATTTTCACTATATGTGACATACGGTGGTTCAAATTCTGAAGTTTCATATAATTTTGTAGAACCTGTGACAAATGTTTGATTATTAATTATAGTTGTTCCTGTAATATTAGTGGCGCCACTAATCATAACACAACAAGTAGCATCTCCACTATAAACAATACCATTGATATCAAAATTTGGATAAAATTCGATTGCTTTCAAATGGTCACAAGTTGGCACATCTGCTATTGAATTATTTATATCATCTTCAAAGGTTTGATCAGATGGATACACATCTTCTGTTAATGTTTCTGGTTGACAACCATACTGATATTGATATTTCGATCTTCTAATTATATTATTTTGTACTAAGTTACCGCCCGTCCACAATGTTGTGGCAGGAATAACTTGATCTAAAACTTGCATCCAATAAGGACTCATTCGTGTAATAAAATCGCTCAAATCCGCAAGCTTATATGGCGTGAAACTTGTGTTGTTTATATATGAATGATAAACATCTTCTAATCTTATATAATTCTTTCTATATTTTATTGTATTAGAATTAATAATTTGTTCGCTCAAAACATTGTCAATAAATTGTGCAAATGTTAAACCTGTCTGTGGTGTTAGTTGATTTTCGGAACCAAAATACAATAATAAATTTCTTGATTTGGTATAAACATCATACTCTACTCCTTGAGATGGTGATAAGTAAACACTTATATTTTTTCTTGGTAAAGTGAATGGTGATAATTCATTCAGAATTTCGTTTTGTTCGTTATTTATTTCACTTTCTAATTGATAACCAGTTTTTAAACCTGGTAATGTTCTATATATATCATAATAATCTTCACCATATGTATATGGTGCATTTTTTGTTATGATATATTTTGTATAACCTGTTAAAACTGAATTATCAGTATCAATAACTAAAGGAGATCTATGTTCTGAAGTTAAATCATACCAACCTGAACCTTTTTGAAAGAATACATCGCTAGTAGGGTCAAACGCGCTTTGTGGAAAATAGTTATTATTTATATCCACAGGATATCCTGAATAATTGAAACTTGTATAACCAGTTGTACCTGAAATATTATAGATATAGTTAGTCGAATCAAATATACCATTATTATGTACTAATGTTCCTGAAATGGCACCATAGATATCTTCTTCTAAATTGAATGATTTTGGGAATTTAGTAATTGTATAAATGTATTCATTAATATTAATTAATGGTTCAGGAGCACCTAAAAATCTTAAGAAAAATTCAATAGAATTTCTTGTTCCTTTTGATTTATATATGTAAGCTAAATTTACTAATAGTCTTCTGTAAAATTCATATTCAGCTTCAATTAATGTTTTACCAACACTTGTTCCATCATACTGAGCTGCATTTCTTGAATATAAAGTTTTATCAAGTGTTTTCTCATCAAATAAATTAACCGTATCTAAACCCAAATTAGATGATAAATTTTTTAACAATACATCAGGTAAATTATTAATTCCATCATAACTTATGTTTCTCATATAAGCTATGTTATCAATATATTTTTTTACTTCGTCAAAACTTTGACCATAGATTTGTAAAATAGATTGAAATTTTTGGTCAGGTGTATCATATTCAATTAAAGAATTTGAAGTTAAAAAATTAATAATTAAATTTGATTTATAATCATCAATAATATTAGCAGTATTGCTCAGATTATTTGTATATATGTTATAATCAATTCCTATAATTTGAATATTCCAACCGTCCTTTGCTACGGGCCAAGTATGTTGAATAGGTTGTAAAGTTTCTGCTGAACCATCATAACTTGGTAATGGAACTTGAAACGTTGCAGTATAAATAGGAGTTGTATGTCTATTTAATAAACAACTTTGTAAATCATCTAAACCATTATAAAATGTTTCAACTAAACTATCATTTGGTCTAATTAAAAAACCATCGTTAAATGTTGTATTTCCACTGAATGGGTTACCGGCCACATTAACAGTAATCACATTCTGAAAATTCGGTTCAACATAACCAATAACATTGTAAGTGTCACCACTTATATCAAGAACATAATTTAAATAAGCTGAGTAAAAATTAGCTATTGGATTATTAGTTTCAGGTATTATTTGACTACCGGGTGAACTTATAACAATATCCAAAGGATTATAGAATTTAGCTGCTTCTATATTAAGTGTAGTAAATTTTAAATTACTATTATAACTTATGTTAAAAGCCGTATATGTGTTTGTACCTTTATTAGAAGATGGGTCAACATATAATGCTGCAGGAAAACTATCAATAATTTGTTTTATATCTAAAGAAATTCTACTTGCTAAAGAACCAAATAATGAATTAGCACCAGCATCTGCTTTTGAATTATTAAAGACAATTTGTTGGTCGATCTGTTCTTGTGTTTGTGTTGTAACACCGCTCACTTGAACATTTAAATTATCAAAATTAAAGAATTTAGAAAACGCACCCGTTTTGAATGTTTTGTTGTCTTTTTGAACCACAACATTATCCAATGCAAAATTAGTATTCGTTAATTGTGATGTACCGTTTGTGATTTGAACACCAACTAACTGGTCAGCGAAGGTATCAGCTCCGCTTGCCGCTAATCTTGGGTCGATTACTCTTGCTGTGTATGTATTTCCTGTTGTTCCCATTATTGTGATGTAATACTATTGAAACTTAATGTTTGATCGATTTGAGTTTTTAGTTCTCTAATTTCAAATAACGTATCGCCATAAGTGTCATTAATTTCGTATAGATTGTATTGTTTATAAATGTTATTATTACTGTCATAGATTGTATAAACACCTTCAGCTACTGCTTTACTTTGATTTCCGTAAAGAGCATAAGCTAATGTTGATGTGTCATATTCAACCATTTCTATTTCAATAGTTGTAGGGTTTACAAACGTATTTGTTAAAATAATTTTTTGATTTGGTACACCAATATTTGGGACCGTATTAGGTTTACTCGACGGAGCCGAAGATGGTGTTATTGTTAAAAACATCAAATTAGTTGGCGCGTCGCTATATTGATAACGTATTACTTTTTGTGTTGTACTAGAAACGTTCGACGTTACAGGTTGACAATAAAAAGAAGACGTAACAATGGTATAAAAATTCGGTATCTTTTTACTCGTATTCGTATCCAAATATTCTATTCTATATCCAATTAATCCTTGTGGTGTAAATTTAGCGACATCTGTTGCTGAAATGTTACTTAAATCAATAACCAAACCTCTAACTGAAGGTAAAGAAGCTAAAATACCACAATCGGTAATCAAAGTTCTTATTTGTTTTGGTCTGATATGGATTGTATAATAACCAAATTCACTAAAATCTGAAGATTGTAGTTGTAAATTATATAAACCACCTAAAATTTCTACTCCAGGAGCTACAGTATCCGTAGTTGTTTGAGAGTTATGATATACAGGAGTTAATATCGTCGCAGGTGACAATGCTTTTAATGTCACGGGTGCGGTTGTGGTTAAACCACTAACATAATAGTAAAAAATATCAACGTCTTCTGGTGATACATCACTTGGTCTTATTACTCCGTAAGTTCCTATTGCCATACACTTTTATTATAAATATAATTTTTATTGTTTTTGAATATTATAATATCCATTTCCATAGATTTCTAATAAACCATTATTATCAATTTCACTTAACCTGAGGGTTGTTTCTAAAACACTTTGTTGTCCTCTTTTGATGAAAACATCAGAATATATAACTGGATCATCTATAAAACCTATAAAATGTTCGTTTCTAGTAATCATATCGTTAAAAACAGTCTCCATATAAAAATCTGAAGTGCTTCCCGTGATTTGAGTAATACCATCAGGATAATCAAAATAATGTAGATTGTCAATCGTATATGCGGTATATATAGTTGTTCCACCATCAGTTGAACCAGTAGTTGTTCCTGAATAACCGCCTCCATAAAGTTGAAATTGATTCACCCTACTTCTACCGAATGCCATAAAATTGAATGTAGTATAACCTGTGTTATTTGTATAATTCAAATCATTTAAATAATCTTGAGTTTGTCCTGTAATATGTGTATATGGAATCGTAAAACCACTAAATGTTCCTAACGGATTTATTGGATTATATACTTCAGCAGGAATTGGTAATGCTATCTTTTTTTCAACTACCTGATTTGACCACGGAGAATTCAAACTAATTGATACTGTATAAATTCCTGAACCTGTATAGGTATGAGTTGCTGATGATAATAAATTACTATCAGTAACAGGTAAATCACTTGAGGAACCGTCGCCCCAATTTAAAGTAAAAACAGCCTCTGTTATCGATCTCAAAGCTGTCGCATCTGCTGTATTAAAAACTGTTAAAATTGTATTACCGGTATTTGCTGAATATGTGAAATCACATAAATGATTTTCAATACCAACATTACCATCAAAACCAACCATAACACCCATTTCGTCGATGGTGTTATCTAACCAAACAGGAATATTGTAAGTCGAACCTGAAATATGTAATATTTTATAATAATTTTTATCCATTATGATCGTTGTTGAAAAAAGGTTATAGGGTTATTTGTTTGTCCAACTCTATTCAATTGATTCACACCATCATAACCATATGTTATATAAGAAAAATCATTTCTGTTTATTATAACTTTATAATACATATCCGAACTTTCAATCAATTGTTGTCCTTGGGTTAAACCTGATGTAGTGAAATTATCGACTGAACCATCTTCAGCATTAAAAAATCTTGCAGTCATAAAAAATGTGTCTCCTGTGTAAGCTGTTCCCTTTAATGCTTCATCATCGTGAAACCAGAAAAAATACATATTTTCTTTATTTTCATAATTTGAACCTTTGAAAACAGGAAGAAATATATATTGATTTAATGGACCATATAAATATTTTTCACCTGTTGGTAATGAAAGATTCTTAGCAAAAACTAATTTTCTATTGCTTCTATTTGGTGCAACGTTATTTGGTGTTTTGTAAAATTCTAATCTAAAAAAACTTTTTGTTGCGTCATCCAACATCAATGCGTTATCTTTTGGAGTAATACCAACCAAACTATAATCAAATCCATTAGTATATCCTCCTGAATTATCTAAAAATTGAAATGTAAACCATATGTCAGTTTGATAAACTCCTGTATTAGCTGTGTAAGGTTCGTGTACATATCTTACAGTTTCATAATTTATAATTGGGTTAATAATTTGTTGTATGGTCTCATCTTCAAATTGTTGGAAATTTTCTTGCCACCCCAAATCTGTTCTAAATTCAGTAGATTGCGGTATAGTAATTTGATAATTTACACCATCAGTTTTTAATATTTCCATTTTAACAATTTATTTTAACGTTATTGAAATTTCGAATTCCATTTACTTTATTATTGTAAGAAGCTTCATTTCTCAAATAAAAATTAATATCTGAATGAACATAATGTGTTCCATTTATAAATGGAAAATTTGTTCCATAACCATCTGGGTCAATATAACCTTGATCATATAAATCTCGCCATTCCCATAATCCTGTCGATTCTACATATCTACAATTTTCAGGTAAATTATAAATGTCATTAGTTGATGAAGTTTCAACATAAGGTGATAATTGTCTCACCATATTTCTATAAAAGGGTTGGTAAAATAAACCAAATGGATTTTCTGCTGTTGCCCCGCTAAACATAAAACCATTATATGTCATACTATGGCCTGTTTGACCATACCAAAATATATTTGGTGGATTATAAAATTTATGAAATGCTTCACTAATAATTGTTTCTGCAAAATCTTTATCATTATATTCAACAAATGCACCTGTTAAAACTGTTCCGATAGATAATGTATTTCCACTTTTAAATGTAATACCACTATGAATGAAATTAGTATATGTCATTCCCGTTTCTAATGAAGTTGTTCCTGAAAAATAATTATCTATCCAAGTATCGTGGAAATTAAATTTGTAACCAACTTTAACAGGATAGTCAAAATAACCATTTCCATTTCTAAAAATTACACTTACGTATAATTCTGTAGGTGTGTATCCCATATTATTGGTAATACCGCTCAACGCAAAAGGTTCTTTTATATCAAAAACAACAGATTCCATTCTGTTTCTTTCAACTAAAAAATCATAAATTCCCTGACTATTTTGATATAACATTTTCTTCTCTTCCATCCATATAGGAGATTCGAAACCTACTTTATCTAAGATATAATCATTAACATCTGTCAATGTTTTCATTTTATGAACATAATATGTAGATGTTGTACCGGTAATGTTTTTTATGTCGATACATCTTTTTCCAATAATAACTTCATTAAATGTAATACCTGTTGGAAATTGATTCATCAAAACATTTACAACATATTTTTCTGAATTATGTGTAGCATTACCCAAACCATCTATAGTAAAAGTTGTACCTGTTAAATTAGTTGGACTTACTGGTACGCCTGATATTGAAAATCCTGTTATTACAATATATTCACCAAGTGACATATTATGGGGAACCATAGATGTAAAATTATAATAGGTCCCATCATTGGTTACTTCAAAAGGTATTCCATCACCAGATAAAAACGGAAAATAAGTTCCACCCGAAGTTGTGTAACCCATAGGGTAATTTGAATCCTGATCATACACATAGCTTAGATAAAAATTCCAATTCTGATATGGTGCAGTTATTGGAGTAATAGTAGTATGACTTGTATCACCACTTAAAACTATGTTTTGAGTAAATGTACCTAAAGTATCACCACTCATAGGCATATTAACTTCTCTCAAAACATCATTTCTTAAAAATGCAAATTCGTTGTATGGTAAGTAACCTGTAAAATTATCATTAGAACCATCACCTACTAAATATAAATTTTGATTTAATGGTTCGTAACTTTCAGTATCACCGCTGTACATATTTCTGAAAATCATTTTCAATTTACCATAAATTTTATAATCAATTGATTGATTTCTTTCAGCATCAAAAAGTTGTAAAACGTCTAGTGATATATCCATATCACCTTCTCTTAGTTGTACATCACTATTATCAAGTTTAATTGTTAAATTTAAATCTTGATTAGGTGCACCTTGATATCTAGCTGATGGTAATACAATTTTCTTTTTCATTAGTTAACTGTCGTGAAGCCTGATATAGGGCCGAATCTTTCTATCAATTTATCAATCGCAGTATTACCTGGTCTTAAACCAAAATAATACAAGAATGGAGTTGATAAAATTTGTTTATGTGATGTGTATGGATCAACTGTAGGCCATACACTATATGCTAATTGTGGTGTCCAAGGTATAGCTGCACCTGATGTATATGGATTCCATTGTCCATTCAATCTTATGTATAAATTACCTGATAATGGGTCAGTTATAGTTCCACTTGTTGCAATCAAAATTTTAAATTGATTGAATGCTGTATCAACATATTCACTTAAAGTGTCCGCATCTGAAATATATGTTGGGTCACTTGTTAAAACTACAACATCAAATTCTTCTGCAAACGATGTTTCACCTGTTACAGTATAACCAGAATAATTATAACTCATCGGTGGTAATAAATAAGGGTCTGATGTTATATGATTTGGTACACCGAAATTAACTGCAGGTGTTCCTTGTAAAGGAGCAACGTGCACATTTGCATAATCCCAAGATTGTGAACTTGGTGAAGTATAAGAACCGAAACCTGTACCCTTTTTATCCCATAAAAAATATGGAACAGATTGAGCTGTTTCTCCTAAATGTTGATTCAAACATTCTCGGGTTTTTGGTCCGAAAGATGAATTTCTTTTATCATCATATTGCATTGTGATAGGTACGGGACCATATGAGCCAGTTCCATTTTGGAAAACAAAATATTCATCAACAGGATCTAACTGACCTATATTATATGAAATATAATTTGCACTTGTCATATCGAATGCATCTATACCTGCTTCGCTATTGATTGATAATAATTGAACAATATCACCATCAAAAATATTCAATCCACCAAAAACTCCTTCAGCATTATTCTCACTGAAATAGTCTTCTACTTGTTGAGTATCATTTGTTGTATCTTGTCTGTAATTTATTGCAAATGCAACAAGTTCACTAAATTGTTTCCAAGATGTCGGTCCTATTGATCGTGCAACAGAACAATTTGGGTCTAATGTTGAATCGGTACAAATTTCACCGATAAAAACATCTCTTGGTCCTAAATCAACAAATGTAGTTGGATGTCCCAAAGTAACATAATTGGTACCCACGGAACCTCCTTCATAACCCCAAGTACCACCTGTGAATGGATAATAGTTTGTAGTTGGTGGAGTGTAAACTGTTGACCTATAATAAAAAGTATTTTGTGATGGCGAATAATGTGCAATTGTGTTACAAAATTTAGCAAATGCACCTTTTAATTTCATTTTAAATTGATAAAAATATAATGAACCTGATAACCAGTTATCAATAAATGAATAATTCACTATACCTCCACAAAAAGCAATACCAACTCGTTTTCTTCTGTACCATTCTCTAATTGCATTTATGTTGTATATTGATACACCATCTATGGAAGGTACTATTGAAAAAACACCTCCTCTAAATTCAGAAAATCCTGTTTTTGTTTGTCTGTTATATGTTATTTTACCTAACCTATCCCAATTTATTGCTTGGGGTAATCTATGTTGATTATTAATATACCAACATTCACCACCAATTATCCAATCAACACCACCATTAGGTAATCTACTTTTATCTGCTAAAATATTATTGGTGTTAGTAATTGTAAGTTCCACAATACCTGGTGAATTTGTATTATTCAATAATTGAGTTGAATTCGTAATTTCAGAATAGTTAACAGGTGTTGTAGGTAAACCATAAGGGGTTTCGCCTTCCAACCAAATAACTTCTTTTGGTATACTTTTATTGTAAACTCTATTATACATTGCACAACCCTCTTCAAGAGTCACACCTGTATAAATGGTTGCACCACTGTGAGTATGAGCCAAATCATAAAGAGCTGCATAGGTTGTATAACCTGAAATTTGTTTATAACTAGATTCAATTGGACCATTAACTTGTATTGAAGGATATTGTGTTATATCACTTATACCAAGATAATTTTGTAAATCAGAATAAGGTATCAATATAACATACCCTGCAGGTAAGTTTGTACCACCCCATCCATTAAGATATTGAATTTGATAATTACCATTTCCGCTTGTCCCTGAAATTCCAAACTCAGCACTATTCAACCAAGAATTATTGTACCCACCAAAAACCATTTCAATTTCCGGTATTATATTCCCATATAAATCTGTTGTTGTTAATGAATTCATATTAGTGTATGTTCCACCTGTGAATCCATTATAAGAATTTAAACATCCTGCATCACTGTCTCTAGCAGGTTGTCCTGGATTTTCAAAACTATCTCCTGCAGTGTTACCAGTAATGTAAAACAGAGCGTAATTAGCAAATTCATCCCCATTAAATTCATTTTTTACTCCATAAATAACGTTGAATGATAATTCACCTATTTTACAATAATTGTTTACATTGATGCCGTGTGTTAAACTTGTATCGTCATTTGTACATAGTTCACAATCATCATAAATAACTAAGGGGAGTGTAAATTGACCAGCCGCTGCAATTGAATAAGCACCTGATTTAAATTGTTCGCCAATTCTTCCAAATGGTCTCCAATTAAAAGGCCAACCAAAATAAATATTATATAAAGCTTGGCCTACAGTATATAAAAAAGAACCGAAGAATTCGAATATCGTTAATTTAATTAATGAAAAAATAAATTGAATAAACGTTACAACATCAGCAATTATAACAGGAAAATTCAATCCTGTATTTTTTGATGCGAAATTTATTGGAGGTGTAACGACACTATTCAAACAATCTTTATCCTCGGGTGGGTGTATTTCTTTGATTCCTAAAAATCTATTGGAACCTAAGAAACTCCCGTGTATTAATGTACTTTGGAATGATGATACTGTGTAAACTTTAGCATAATGGAATCTGAAGAAATAATCTTGTGGATAGAAGAATCCATTTTCACCATATAAAATTAGATCTTGAGCGTCTGTAGGATATCCACTATATTCAGTTGTCCAAGCGTAAGATTTTTCTTGTTCTGTTCCATCAATTGATTGAAATTCTCTAATATTCGGCACCAAATAAGATGCTCTTACTCTTACTCTTTCTAACCCTTCATCTTTCATCGTGAATTTGAAACGATAACAAGCAGAGGTTGGAATACCTTTATTTGGATTATTAGTGTATTCCATCTCACCAAATTCATTAGTGTACAAATAATCCATATTCATAGGAACACTAAACACAAAACTTCCATCCTCAGGAATGTCTTCGTGTAAGTCATATTCTTCAATTATTGGTCTATTGTATTCATCAAATTGAGATGTGAATCTTAATGCTTCTATCTTACCTTTATGTGACGCTAAGGTACATTTAGAACCCATATTTTTAGTTGGAATACAGTTTTTATCAATTGCGTTTTTTCCAGTGTCGGTGAATATTCCACCAATAACCATCGCTTTGGGTTCAATTTTAACACCTGCAGATGATAAATCAAAATCACTCCTTGAAATTCCAATTTGACAAAAATCCGTATTGCCCCAAAAAGGATAAACTTGTATTGTTTTGTTGAATGTAACAATCTGAGGTAAACTGTTTAAATCTTCAGACGCTTTAAAAGTGTAACTATTTTTAAATTTATCTACCCCTGCGCCTTGTCTCGAGAAATCGTCAGGTCTTAAAGAAAAACAACCTATATCGGAAGTATCAACATCAATGTGTAAAGTTTGTTGTCCTGTTGGAACACCCCAAATCATAAAGTCACCTGATATGTTTGTTTTAACTGTGAACTTATAATATTTTTCAAAAACTTCTAAAATTTCCTCTCTGTTCAGTATATCTGATTGATCTGGAAAAGTTCCTGTTGGTGTATGACCTCCGTGTTGTTGTCTCGAAGGTAATAAGTTATATCTATAATTGTTTTGATCTAAATCATCTATTTGAGTATAAGGATATAAAGCTGAAATAACAGGGTCATTTGCATCTACATCACTTAGTGGTATAAAAATAGAAACTTTAGCATTTGGTATCCCGAATCCATTATTCGCGGTAACTCTACCTACCACTACACCATAATCTGAACAAAATGAAGTATATGCGTTTGTTTGGGTGAACTTAAGTGAAAGAATTTCTAAAATATCGTATTCTTGGTTAAGTTCAACTGTGATAAGTTTATCTACCCCTATATCCGTTGAAATTCTGTATTTTTGTGCCATTCTTTATATAAATAGAAAAATCTTAATTTTCTATCAATATAAAGAAAATTGTTTTTAATATGTAGTCGAACCTAAGGTTTTAACTCTCACCAAAATATCTTTATTTGGGAATCTACATTGGTGAATTTGATTAGATTGCATATATATAATTTGGTCTTGTTGTTGTATTTCTAACGTTGTGTTGTCAACATATGGTTGAGACACTTGTGCAGACGAATATGGACTACCAACTTTATTATAGACTCTTATATCGACTACATTCACAACACCGTTTAATTGGTTTATAATCTGTGTTAATTCACCAACAAATAACGGGTCACCCATTTTTCTTTTATCAACAGAAAGATATGTCGTTGCATTTGAAATAATACTGCTTATAACATCCGTTTGATTTATATTTTTATCAATTACAACATCAATTTGAAATCCTAAGTCTATCACTTGAGCAGCTACAACTGCTAAATAATCATTAACCATTCTATATTGTGACAAATACTCTAAAATATTTTTTTGAAGTGTTGTTGAAACAGTATCACTCAAATTACCTAAATCATCGTAGGATAATAAATTTATTTGTATTTTATTATTAACTTCCATAACACCAACCTTAGCAGGTGCACCATATGTTGCTGGCATTTTTTGTATAAGTGACATATAATCGTGAAGAGTTACTGCTCTATTTTGTGCAGAAAAATTATATGAAACCATATTTCTAATTTCATCAATTGAAGGTTGATCCGCACCACCTACGGCCGGTATTGGATTTGTAATACTTAATGATTGAATAACCTGATTATTAATTGAAGTATTGGGGCCTTGAACCACGAAATTAACATTATCGACACTTGTAATAGTGTTAACACCTAAATTTGAAGCTTTACCTCCACCAACTCGATATTGTACAAATAATGTTGAATTAACAGGAGGTATTCCACCCATTGACATATTATTCAAATATGTAGCAAGATTAACTTGTAATGTACCGTTGATATAGTTATCTAAATTTGAAAGTGGATCCACATTTCCTGAACCAAATGTTATAGAAAAATAACCTTCAGGTGTATATTCAGTAACGAATTTATTATTAACAGTTAAGTAAGTACCCGCTTTAAAATTACTTTGGTCGGATACCGATGTTGGGTCAGGTACGAATACACTATTTTGTACTAAAGAATCTACCTCATACCATTTATTAGGACTTGTAGCAAATTCAGCTGTTGTTGGATTTGAACTATAATTAGTACCGTCTTTGTGTATGATAGAAGTTATACCTAAAACGTTTTGTTCAGGTAAATAAAGTTTTAAAAATGGTACCTGATCGGTATTTGTAATTACTCTTCTATAAACGTTTGTTACACCATTTACCACAGGTTCTCTTTTGGTTATTGTATATGAAACTAATCTATTATTACTATCAAAATTCGGTATCTTTAATCGGTTAGGAGTACCATCAATAGTAAAAGGATTTGAGAAATCGATATCGTTAATTGTTTCGAAAGTTTGTCCACCACCTGAAACTTGTGCTCCTGCTTTTAAGACACCTTCATATCTCATATCATCTTTATCACCATTTATTGGAACCTTAATTGAAAAATCAACTAATGTAACTGAAGGTCTTGTATTTGGTATTTTTAAACCATAAGTTTTTGCAATAAAAAATAATGATTGTCTTTGTTGTGCATAGTCCAACATTGTTTCTTGCCAAACTCTATCTATGTGGAAATGTAAGTTATCCGATATCGCTGCGTTTAAATCAAGCAATACTGAATATATCGACGCATCGTTAAAATTTTGAATAAGATTTGGATAATAGTTTTGTGTAAAGTTTACTAGTTCCTGTCTTAATCCCGCGAAATCCCTTACCGCGTATGATATTTGTTTTCCCATATTATATGTTTATTATTACAAAATCTGAGGATGTAAATGCCCCATTATTTACTGTATAATTTATTTTTACTGTTGCAGTGTATGGCGCATCTGATAATGAACCTACTCTAAATAATCTTGCATCTTCGTTTGTTCCTGAAGTTTGTATATTATAAGTTGGATCATTCTCCGCATTTTGAATATCAATTGATTGTATATCCAAGTTAGGTAAATAAGTTTTAACAGCATTTCTTATATCGGACTCAATTAAATCAAAACTAACAGCATCATTTTGTTCAAAAACATATGTGTATATTCTTGTACCGAAATCAGGTAAAAAATATCTACTACCTTTTTCAGTTAAAATTAAATGTAATAAATTCGCTCTAATTTCTTCAGCTGAAGAAGTTGTCATTGCAAGATATTGTCCTGTACTACTATCTTGAAATGGGAAATTAATACCATATGTGGATGTTAAATCGACTGCCATATCAAATAAATATAGAGAATATAAAAATGATTATGTACCTTTTGTATATATAAAAAAAGGTTAGAACGTTAATTCTAACCTTTTGAATACAATATATTATTTTTTAGTTATTAATACCCTCGTTAATCACTTTAATATAAGTTGATTTAGGAGAAAGACCCGAAAGTCTTTGTATTTCTTTACCATCTTTTAATAATACTACCGTAGGTACTGTTCTAACTCCAAAATTAGTCGCTAATTCATAATCCGAATCAACATCGTGCTCACTGAATAATACATTAGGAAATTGAGATTTTACATCATTTATTATAGGGGCCAAAGCTTTACAAGGGCCACACCAACTTGCTGAAAATTTTTTTACTTCTAACATTTTTTCGTTTTTATTATAAATATTATGCTTCACAGCTAACACAATCCGGATTCATAGCTTGTGCTGCAATATCACCTCTTAATACCGATTCGGTTCTCATATAATAAAGTGTTTTAACACCTTGTTTCCAAGCTTCCAAGTGAACTTGATTAATCCATTTAGGGTCTGCTATAGCAGGGAACGCCAAATTTAATGAAACCGCTTGGTCAATATACTGTTGTCTAATACCTGCTTGTCTAACTAAATCTAATTGATTAATTTCTTTAAATGTTTTGAATACATCTTTGATAGAAACAATTTTTAATTTATTGTCTTCAGATACTTCTTTGATTTCAACAACTTTAGAATCTATGAAACACCATTCATCTAAAAAATCTAATCCCAATACTGAACCACCGTCTGCTAAAATTTGATCCCAAACTTCTTTAGTGTTTTTACCAATCTTACGTAATACTCTTTCTAATTCAGGGTTTTTACGGATAAAGGTACCTTTTGCTGTTTGTTCTGTGAACACATTAGCAGCCCAAGGTTCGATACCACTACTAACATTACCACTCAATTTAGAATTTGATACTGTAGGTGCCACAGCTCTTAAGTGTGTATTTCTCATACCAAAATCTTTACACCATAATGGTTCACCATATTCTTTAGCCATATCTCTACTCGCTCTTTCAGATTCAATCTTAATTTGAGAGAAGATTTTACGAGTTTCAAATTGAGCAGGTAAACCTTCAAATGGTATTCCTTTTTGTTGTAAGTATGTATGCCAACCTAAAACACCTAAACCTAATGCACGACCTCTCTCTGCAGAACGTACCGCATTTTCAAATCCTCTCATATTTTTAGCTCTTTGAATGAACTCCTCTAATACACCATCTAAAAACATTGTTGATGTGTACACTAAATCGGTATCTTTCCATTCATCGTATTTTGCTAAATTTAAAGAACTTAAACAACAAACAAATGAATGTTGCTCATCTGTATGTAAAACAATTTCTGAACAGATATTAGTCATATGAACTTTCAAGCCATTCTTTTTGTACATATCAGGATTATGTTTGTTAACATTTCCTTTGTACATAATATAAGGTTCACCTGTTGCTTTTCTTTTTTGTAATAACTTACTCCATTTTCTTCTCGCTTCAGAATCGCCTTCCTCTAATTTTTTCATAAATTTATCACTAACTACAACACATTGATGTAAGTTTAATGATTGACGATTCACATCGCCTTTTGGTTCTCTGATTTCCAAGAAATCTTCAAAATCTTTGTGCTCAATTTTGATATTGACTGAAGCAGCACCTCTACGAACTGATCCCTGATTTGTTGCAAGAATAGTTGAATCATAAATTTTGATAAATGGTACTACACCGTCAGATGTTCCATTACCAGTTATTTTTGAACCTGCAGGTCTAATCATATTGATACCAACTCCAACTCCACCGCCGTGTTTAGCCAATAACATTAATTCTAAATTCTTGTTTCCGATTTCGAAGATACTATCTCCTACATCGATACCAAAACAACTAATTGGTAAACCTCTATCAGTTCCTGTATTTGATAATACAGGGGTTGCCAAACATAACCATCCCTTCCAAATGTAATCGAAGAATTTAGTTGCTAATGCAGGTTTACCTAATCTTTTAGCAACCGCTGTTGCCACTCTCCAATACGCATCTTTAGGTTTTTCACCATCTTGTAAATAACCTTTTGAAATGGTTTTAACATATATTTCAGTGTTAGCCCATTCAGGGTAGTCGACACCTATTTCCCAACCGAGTTCTTCTCCGTAGTATTTCATAATTTATATAAATTTTTTTTTTAAAAAATATCGTCCCAATTTTCTCCTTCACCTGCCTTACTGTAATCAGTAGGTCTCATAGCAAAGAAATCTGTGTGAGTTAATCCTCCTGTTAAATGGTAAAACCATTCTAACTGTTCAGCTTTCTTTTTATTGAATTCAAAAGCACTTTCATAACCTAATTCATTCAATTTTTCATTGATTCTTTGTGAAATAAAATGTTTCAGATCTTCTTTTTTAAGATTTTCTAAATCACCCATTTCAAACATTTTATCGATATAATCAAATTCTAATTGTTGAATTAATTTTGCTGCTTCTAAAATATCATTTTTTGCATCATTCAATAAATCAGGAAATTCTTGACACATATGTCTGAATAATTGACATCCCATTTTGGAATGTAATGATTCATCGCGTACGCTCCATTTCATTTGTTGTCCAACACCTTTCAAAAAATTTCTCATTTGAAAAGAATATAAAACCGCGAATGATGAGTATAATGATACACCTTCAGCGAATGCTGAAAATATTGCCAAACTTTTACCAACTTCTTTTCTTGCCTGTGATTTAGTATCTAAATCTTTTGGAGTCCAATCTGCACTTGTTTCAGTTAACAATTCAAATCTTGCTTTAGTTGCAGGTTCGTGTAAAAATCCAGCAAAATCATCTAAACCTAATGTTTCATTAAGATATGAATATGCTATTGAATGTATAGTTTCTTGTGAACCAAACGCCATAGCCATTTGTCTTATTTCGTGTTTTGGGAACCATTTAGTAACCATACCTGTCCAATAATCTGATACGGCGCATTCTGTTTGTGCAAAACCTAATAAGATATTTCCGACTAAATGTTTTTCTGATTCGTTCAAATTTTCATTCCAATCTTTAACATCTCCCTGCATTGGAATTTCAGTGTGTAACCAAAATGCTTGCATTTGTTTTAACCAACCTTCATTGTAATAATCGGGATATTCAAACGGTTTAAAAGGTATTCTTTCTGTAAATAATTTACTCATTTTTTTTGTTTTAATTTTAGTTTGCTCCTTCTCTTACTCTTCTTGTTCTTTGTAAAGCCTCAGCTGCTCTTGCTACATTATTTTGTGTTCTTTGTTCTTCGTGCCCTAATAGTGTACTTTGTGAATCGGTATCAATTAATAAGAATTCGTTATTAAACTTACAATTTGCCCAAACAATACCATCTCTACCTATTCTTGATTTAATCAAAGTTAAAGTTGCTAAGTTATGTTCTTTTTGTTCTAAAGTTTTGGCAATAGATAATATTACGTGTGCAATTTGTGCTTTTTTAATTGAACCACCCATTTGGTCACCTGTTACAATTTCAGAAGAAATTGAACCACGATTACCTTGTGTTGCTGTCCACAAAGCAATATCAAATTCGCCAGTCATAACCTCTAAAGATCGCATAATTGAACCTTCACCTTTCCATTCTTCATCAAACCCATTTTTTTCTGGTGCAATACAATCAACATAATCAATAAGCAATAAATCAATTTTATAACCTTCGTTAGTTAATTTTCTTAACTTATTTTTGATTTCAGACACTGTTACATCACCGCTTGGTAATTTAATCAATTTTAAGAAACCTTTATTATCCTTTTGCATTTCGTTCACCTTAGCAATAACTTCCTCTTTGTGTTCAGGTTGTTGATCGGGTGCGATTTCTGACCAAATAGTATAATGTTTTCTTTTGATGTCATTCGGATTATCTTCAAAGAAAATTTGTACTACACCTAAACCGTGATTATAGGCTGTATTTGCAAATTTAGTCATTAAAGTTGTTTTTCCTGTACCAGTTGGAGCCAAAACAACACCTAATTGTCCACGTCCTAAACCACCGTTTAATAAGTTATCTAAACCTACAACTCCTGTTGGTATTGGATTTCTTACATCCTTTTCTAAAGCCTCTTCAATATTGTGGAAAACATCTGTAACATCATCATTCATTACACCTATTTGTAATGCCTTTTGAATGATTTCTTCAATTTTATTGTAAGATTCAAAAGCACCATTTTCAATAATGGAATGAACGTTTTTTAACTCTTTCTTTAAATGTTGTTGTCTACAAAAATTCAAAGCGGTTTCTTTAGGAAAATCAGATTGTTGTTCGTTATTCTTAATCTCATTCAAAGTATCTAAATGAGTTTTAGCCATTACTGAATTTTCATTTTCAGCTTTGATTTTTTGTTCTAATGAGGTATAATCGGGGATTTTTTTATATGTTTGATTTAGTTCTTTAATATTTTCCATAATAAATCTGAAAGACATATTATCAAAATATTTGCTATCTAAAACATCAATTATTGTTTCGCCGTACTTTTTATCTTCAATAATTGCTTTAATCAACGATTGTTGAAATGAAAAACCTAATTTTCCAAAATTCTTTTCTTCCATAGTTTTTTTTTTATAATTCGTATCCTAAATAGGAGGTTTCCAAATCCTCAGATGATAAAATGTCAGTTAAATCTGCCAATATTCTCTTAAGTTTTGGACGAATATCTACCGTATATCTAACCTTTGGATGGTAGTAATATGCGGGGAATATTCTTTGAATAAATACATCATCGTCAAGCTTAATTTCCAATAAAAAATGTTCTTTTTCACCGGTATTTGATTCTTCCACATTGTCTGAATTTAGGAAAAAATTTAGATTTTCGCATAGAAAATCGGAACTTTTTATTTTCAAATCATGTGAAATATCTTCACAAATATTTTGAACATAATAATGTAAATCCATCGAACATCTTGCTTGTTCGTTATGTTCCCTAACGTTGAAAAATCTTTGACAAATAATATGTCCTTCTAATGACAACAGAAACTCAAACTTTGTAAACTCTTGGTTACTCATAATCTTTAATTTTTATAATTTTTTTATTTTTTTCTTTTCTTGTTAAACGAAGGAAAGGGTTTAAAAAGTTTATCCACGCGTCATCTGATTTTGGTAAAACGCTGAATAATCCATCCTCCACCATCATTTTCATAGTATTTTTGTATGAACGACCTTCTGGATCCAATGGCTCGTTAACTAAAAGAAGTATATTTTCTTTCGCCTCGTCAGTTAGAAATGGATTGTCTAAATTCACGATTTGATTGTTAATATCGAAAAATTCATTACCAAACACACCATATTTGGTTACACCTGTTAATAAATTAGCTAATAATTTATTGTATTTGTCTTGTTCAAAAAGCAAATTACCTTTTTCTTGGATTTCCGCAACCGAAAGTTTTTGTGTTTTGATTTCAGGAAATAGAGAAATAAGTCTTTTAACTCCCATACCCTTAATTCCTGCAATAGAATCTGAATTATCACCACATAACATTTTGATAATTCTAACATTTTCAATTAGAACTTCTTCGTGTTCATAAACAATCATTTCGTTTTGTTTATAAAGTTTTCTGTGGGATGGATTGTAAATTTGGGTATTGTCTGAAACTAACTGTGTTAAATCACCGTCTGAAGAATAGATTATCTTTTTCTCATTTGGTGAGTTTTGTGTATAATAAGCAATGCAATCATCTGTTTCGCAAAATGGATATTCTCCTTGTCTTACGTAAATTTCTTCAAGATATTGCTTTACTCTTTGTCTTTGGTATCTATATGAGTTTAATTCTTCTTCACTTCTAACCCTTTCACGCCTATTTTCCTTGTAGTGGACATATAACTTCTTTCTAGTTTGTGAACTTTCTTCACCATCCCAAAATACTACTATTTTATCTAATTGATATGCATCAAACGATCTCCTAAGAGTATTAATAAAATGATAGATTCCTCCAAAATGTGTGCCTTTATAAAAGTAATTTTTTGCACCATAAAAACCAATCGTAAGTAAATTATCTCCATCTACAAGTAAAACTGACATTAAAAACCATTATTGGGTTATTGTTCTTCTTCTGTTACAACTTCTAAATCAACTGCGTCTGCAACATTAACGCCTAACATTTTACTAATATAATCACCACAATCCTTTTTGTAAAGCTCAATTGATTTTTTTTCTTCAGTATCATCTTTGCCTGACATAAAACCGTGTGATGTTACCAAGATACGTCCATCTTCATATCCTAAACCATTTACGTGGTTTTTCATAATTGAGATTTTGGTTCTTGTTGCAATCTTTACTTTTCTCTTATCTTTTGTGATAGAAATTTTAGTAGTTCCTGCACCTTTTTGATTACCAAATAAGAATACTAAAGTTGAATTTAACCAAATGGCTTCTCCACCTTTTGCTTTGATTTTTGGTTGTCCAAATGGATTGTCAGGTAATTCTACCCAAGGTTGATTAACGATGATTAAAGTATTGGTATACTTTTTATCATCTCTCCTCGAACCTGATATACGTTGGTTGATACCCATACCGATCTTATCAGCTAAAACTGATGCATTGTGTTGTTTACCACCTTTACCATCGTAAGTCATTTTACAAGGAACTGAACCTACTGAATCCCACATAAACAATAAATCGTGAGGTAAATCACCTTTATCTTGTGCATCTAATAATTCATTAATATAATCCGTAATTTGTTCAATGTATTCAAAATCACTATTGAAAAGATAGTCTCCACTTTTATCGAATCCCATCAATTCAGCGTGTTCCCAACTCCATTTTTGTTCAGTAATTAAGAAAACAGGAATGATTCCTTTCTTCTGAGCATCAACAGCTGCTTTTACAAGTGCGGTTGTTTTACCTGTATCCGAGTGACCTAAATACATATTGATATGACCAATTGCAGGTCCAGGTATTCCTGTTGCATCTAAAAAAGCATCACCTAAATCTAAGAATCTATCTGGTTTGTAGGTAGCTTCTTTAGAGAATTTTGCCTTTATTGATTCGAAACTATTTTTCTTTATTCCTGCCATAATTTTGTTTTTTTAAAAAATGGGGTTTCTGACGTTATCTCCACCCCTCCATTGATAATTAGA